CTACGCCGGACTCGATTTCGTGGACTACGTTCTCTACTACGCTGCAGGAAATTGGCTGTTTGTACAGCTATTCTAATCGCCTGCGGTATTTGCACGAAGAGGGTCAAACGATTCCTCGGGAGATGGAGGAGCAGGCTGCGACTCGTATCGCGCTGTGCCGTGAAATGATGGTGTATGGGGAATTGAAGTCCTGCACCAATGATTTCTTTGGCGGTACTGGTACTACGGTTGAGACTGTGAATGGTCCGCCTACTAAGGCGATGTTCCAGAACATTTCACGGGCGCTGTTGGGCAAGCACGCTACGACCATCAACAAGATGTTGAAGTCTGGTCCGATGTTTGGTATGCAGTCGGTTAATGCGTCCTGGCCGGTCTATTGCCATACTGATATGGAAAAGACCTTCGAGAACATTCCTGGCTTTACCAAGGTGCAGGATTACGGGTCGGTTGGTCTGCTTGACCCTGAGTATGAGATTGGTGCGATTGGCCGTTTTCGGATTATCGTTAATCCGATTCTGACGTATCGCCCAGGTGCAGGTGCGCTGGTCGGTGCGGCTGTTGCCGGATTTACTCCGAAGTCTAATGGTGGCACTAACATCGACGTTTACCCGCTTATTATTATGGGCCGTGGTAATAGTGGTGGTGACGCTTTTGGTCAGGTTCCGCTGCGCGGATTTAATTCCATTGACGCTAACCATTTTGCCCCTTCGGAAAAATCGAAGATGGACCCGCTGGGTCAGCGGGGTTATGTGAGCGCAATGACCTGGCAAGCACAGGCCATTCTTAACGATGATTGGATGAGTATCGCATGGGTCGGAACGGAAGCGTAAAGTAGACTGTGATGATTTCAAGTGCGTCTAGGCTGATCCCCGAAAACCGGCCCCATACCGACTGGCGCATTTCCTCTTTTATGGGAATAATCAATGGGATTATTGCAATGGCTAAAGTTGATAGAGAGCATGAGTTAAGTGTTAGTTGGGAACTGCTTAATAAACAGTTTCATTATGACCACTTAACAGGTGTAATTACACGCTTGACTGGAACTAAGATTGGTGCAGCTGGATATTATACCTTAAAAGGACGCAATCGAATCATGATTAACGGTAAGCGTTTCCTTGCATCTCGCCTAGCTTGGTTTCTTTACTATGGAAAGTGGCCTGAGAAGACAGTAGATCATATCAACGGTAATCCAAGTGATGATCGAATTGATAATCTACGGTTGGCTACAGATTCAGAGCAGCAATGGAACAAAGGTATAAATAGGAATAATACCTCTGGGGTTAAAGGAGTCTCTTTCAACAAGCGGCGCAATGAGGCAGGGCTTTCACCCTGGGAAGTTTACATCACGGTTTATTACAAACGCATTCATGTTGGATTTTTTAATGATCTCGAAGATGCTGTTAACGCAAGACAAGAGGCTGCTATGAATTATCATGGCAATTTTAGTAATAGGTGTCCTCAATGGGCTTAATGGTGGTAGGGGTTGCGGGGTACAGAATAAACACTGTACTCCGCCTTTTTAGGAGATGTGTATGAGCGGTGTACTTAACGAAGTTGCACGCTTTATTAGTGCCCCTGGTGCCGAAGCTGTTAAAGCGCTTTTGTCGTCAAAGGGTTCTGTTCCAATTCCGCTGGGTGCTGTTACGCTGGAGGATGGCACTGCGCTGCTAAAGCAGGCCACTACGGTAACTGGTTATTCGCAGATTGCTAACAAAGAAATTGTTATCAATATTCCTGTTAATACAAACCCTGCCAGTGGCCTTGCACTAGGTTTTACTACTGCACTTCCTATTGACATGGACCCTGCTTATCCAGTAGAAGTTCATGTGCTGGTAGGGAAGGCAGCCAACACTGACGCGCTTACGCTGGATTGCGAAGTTTATCCGACGGGAGTTGCTAATGTTGCTAATTCGGATATTCAACTAACGGCGGCTACTGCTATTGTTGCGGCGGGCTCGGAACTTACGTTTAAGTGTGGAGTGCCTGCTGAATTTACTAAGGGCGGGTTGTCGGTTGTGCTGACGCTCGGCGGAACTAATGATGGTGACGCGGTGTATATTTATAGCATTTGGCTTGAATACACTAAGTTACTGATTAACGGATAAGGTGATTTAAAATGGCTAATGCTAGTTATTTGAAAAAGTTTGATCCTATTCAGGAAGCGCCTAAGTTTGCTTACGGTATTAGGACTGGTGTGCGGACTGCTGCGGATTTCACTATTACGCTGGGCTTTAAGCCTATCAAGATTCAGGTTATTAACCTAACTGATAAGATCGAAGCTACGCACTATGTTGACCCAGCCCCGGTTACTGGAACTACTACTTACGGTTTGGATGCTGGTGCGAACGCGAAGAGTTTGGTGACTATTGCTAATGGTACTCGTACTTATGAGGCGGCTGGTATTGCGTTGACTTCTGATGGTCTTGGGTTTACCGTTACGGTAGCCACTAAGACGTTGGAAACGGATAATGACGATACCGTTTGGTTCGCTTGGGGTTAATAAGCATGTGTGCCAGAGTTACAGCTCATTGCCGGCTCAGGACCGGCTGGCACACACTTTAACGACAATACAAAATAACCGTTTAGTTTTATAAATACAATTCCCCCTAAAGGTAACAAAGATGGCAATTCAAACTACAAGGTCAGAGCCCAAAGACCCCGTTAAGGTGATCTCATACGAGCAACCAGAAGAAGATTCTTTTGAGTCTCCTATTCTTGTTGTTGAAAACGATGCTGTTGCTTCTTACGCTCGCGACCTGGCTTTCATGGCTGAGCCTGTTGAGGTAATGGTTCTTCCCAGTCATGATAAAAATGACACTACTCGATTGGTGAGTGTGTCGGTTAATGGGAAAAGTTATTACCTGCTGCGCGGTGAATGGCAAGTGGTCCCAAGGTTTGTTCTTCAGATAATCGCTCAAGCCAAGCGGGAAACGTGGAGCTTTGGGTATCGTAAGGCGGCTGATGGTAGTACGTTTGAAACCTCTAACGCTTACAACGTGCTTCGCTACCCTCATCATTATCGGGATAAGAATCCAAAGGGTCAGGCGTGGTATGATTCTATTAAGGATCAGGTAGTTTAATAATGACTACAGCCGCTGAGATGGTTACAAAGTTACGAATCGCAATGGGTGATGATGTAGAACCCTATGCAGTTTCGACTCAAACCATTTTTGAGTGGCTTTCTGACGCTTACTTGCGGATTCAATTAGAGTTTGAACAGTGGAAGTTTTTCCATAATCGGGGAAAGCTTTTAACTACAACTAGTGGGACTTCGATTTATACAGTAACTAATTGTAAAGCAATTAGTGCTGATTCGATATACTGTAATAAAGTTGGAGAAACGGCACGATTCCCGATGTACCTTATGGAATATATTGATTGGGTACGAGAGGAGCAGATAAACCTGCAACGTGCTGGTGACCCAATGTTTCTTATTAAATTGCCTAATGATACTTATCGGGTTGAACCAGATCCGACTGCTGCATGGGAAATTTGGGGAGATATTTGGTACAAGCCCGCCGGGTTTACTGCACTTACCAGTTATCCGATTTGGGATGCTAAGTATCATAATCTGGTGGTTTGGGAAGCGTTAAAAGTTGCTATGATGGAATGGCAAGATGGCGACAAATTGCATACGAACTCAAAACGAATACAAGCTAATCTCGTTGCAAATTTGATTCCAATGCGTCGGGCATTTAATTATGAGTATTTAGATTCAAAAAGCGGCGCTAGGGCACTTATATGAATTCAACAGAGCTACTTGCTACAGTTCGTATTCGCCTTGATGATGTTGCTATTCCAACTCGTGTTTCGGATACAACGATTTTTGAGCAAGCCTCGTTTACTCAGACTGAGTTTGCTAGAGCTACTTTAGTTCTTTATGATGTTGTTGCAAGTAGTGTAACTGCTAGTGACCCATGGCTTACTTTACCAAGTAATTTTTGTGTATTAAAAACTGTTATCCTTGATGGATTACAGTTACGTCCGATTACAATTAGCGAATTGGATTATGGGTATTTTACTTTAAGCACTACAGAGAATTCTACTCGATTCTCTAATTGGCGAAGTGTTTCAGGTACGCCTAAGTTTGCAGTTGTAGATATGTACCCTGATAAAATACGTCTTGTTCCTACTCCTAGTGCAAATGGTACAGTAAGTTTAGAAGGGTATGTAGTTCCGGCTGATATAACTGCACTGGTGTCACCAACTATTCCAGAAATGTATCATGAATTATTAGTGTCTGGAACTTTATTAAGATTATATTCTTTATTTGATGTTGACGTTTTTGATTCAAGTAAAGCTCAGGTTTATGGTGCACAGTGGTATCAGGGTTTAGCAGAGGCTCAAAATAACTTACGAACGAGTCTTCGCCGGCAAATAAGGTTAATGGAGTTACCCAGGGGATTTGTTTTTGAACCAGTTAAGTCACCTACTACAACAACAAATGCTGGCACAACGTAATGAAAGGTACTCTACCTAAGAGCATTGCCGCTTCTAATCTACAATGTGCGAAATGTCTCAACTTTCGGGATGATGACCCGGATATTTACTATTGTAATTTAGACCGCCAAGAATTTGCAGGGTTATGCGACGAGTACCGCTATCGTGGTCTCGAATATAAAGTATTAGATGAAGATGATGGAGAATTGAGTTGAGACTAATTACAGTAACAGTAGCCGCTTCGCCGGTAGCGTATACAAGCGGTGGTACTGACTCGCTAAAACCTGATACGATTGGGTATCCGCTGACTGTTTCAGCTATTCCTGGCGCGGGTGGTACGCTTCTTGTGGAGTACCAGTTGGTAAAAGACGGGTCTTGGACTGAGTGGCCCGGTGGGGCTGTGGCTGTTAAGACTATTTATGTATTAGCTGGGTCAGTTTATGCGTTGCGCTTTACCGCTGCGGTCGCGGCTGGTGTCGTGGAGATCGGGCAATGAGCCAGTTCGGGGCGCTAAAGTCTTGGAGATTTTCCCATGAGTCTGTTTGAACCCCTGTGGCAACCTGTAGCCGAAACGGCCTCGACAGCAGCGGACGTTGACGATACGCCCGTTAACGGAGCAACCGATGCCCCAATCAGCAGCAACTGGGCGTTCGATCACACGGCTGCCGCCCTCCCGCACAGCATCACCGGAGCGGTGGAAATTGCTGATGCGCTCGCAGACGGCGACGAAGTGCCGGTTTACGACCTCAGCGCCACTGCGAATAAAAAGTCGCTCTTATCCCGGTTCTGGACGTACATCAGCAGCAAACTCAGCAGTTACACCGGCGCACTCACAGGATCATCGCTCACTGTCTCCGGCGACGACGAGCCGACCTACGGCGCGGAACTGCTGACCTCGGCGGGCTGGACGGTCACTACGGGCTGGGCCGAATCCCCGGATGACACCTTCGCACATAGCAGCGGTACGGACACCCTGACGCACTCGGCCACGATTGCGAACGCTACGAAATACCAACTGGCGTACACCATCATTGGGCGCACCGCAGGGACGATCACGATCACGGTGGGGGGCGCATCGACCGGCGCGGTCTCAGCGACCGGCGCGTTTGGCCCTACGACCAGCAGCACCGCCGCGTTCACCGTCACCCCGACGACCGACTTCAACGGGACGTGCGTCTTTTCGCTGAAAACGATCACCGGCGTCAGTACGCCGCGTCTTGTGGTGAAAAACGCGGGGAGCGTCACGATCCTGGAAGCGCGGGGCAAGGATGCGATCAATACGTTTGTCGGAGTGGAAGCGGGCCGGTATTGCACCACGGGCAGCTACAACGTTGGGATGGGGTATCAGGCGCAGGGCAGCCTCACCACGGGCATCAGCAACTTTGGGATGGGGTATCAGGCGCAGCTCAGCCTCACCACAGGCAGCTACAACGTTGGGTTTGGGACGAACGCGCAGCTCGGCCTCACCACAGGCATTTATAATGTTGGGTTTGGGACGAACGCGCAGCTCAGCCTCACCACAGGCAGCTACAACGTTGGGTTTGGGACGAACGCGCAGCTCAGCCTCACCACAGGCACGAGCAACGTCGGGTTTGGGACAAACACACAACTCAACCTCACCACAGGCACGAGCAACGTCGGGTTTGGGTATCAGGCGCAGTACAACCTCACCACAGGCACGAACAACGTCGGGGTGGGGTATCAGGCGCAGTACAGCCTCACCACAGGCAGCTACAACGTTGGGTTTGGGTATCAGGCCGGTCGTTATCACGCCGACGGCGCGACCGCGCTCACCGATCCTGAGTACAGCGTCTATATCGGCACGAATGCGTGCGGCAAGGACAACAGCGATAACAACAGCGTCGTAATCGGCGGCAATACCCCGATTGGCCTGGGCGCGAATACTACGGTTATCGGCACTTCAGCCACCACACTGACCCGGCTCTACGGCGATATTGCCACCGGGGTAGATGCCCCTTCGGCGGCGGTTCATGCGATCAAAACGACCGAGCAATTACGGCTCGGGTATGACGCATCGAATTACCTCGCTGCAACGGTTTCTAGCACAGGTAACCTAACTCTCGACACAACTGGCGGCACGATTTACACCCCAGACACGATTGAGAATACAGTTAATGGTGGCGGCATCATCCTTAAATCGCCGGATGGCACTCGCTATAGAATCACGGTCGCCAATGGTGGCGCCCTCTCTGTTTCCGCTGCATAGGATTTTAATCATGGCCATTACCTCCGCTGTCGTTAATCTCGAAACCGATCAGGAGTTTCGGCAATACGTTAAACTCAATTTTGTCTCCGTTGCTGATTGGGTGCTAGGGGGCAACTTCCCTGTCAATGTCACGACTGATGCCGATAGGAATAGTGTTACTAAGTTTGCTAGTGATGTGTATAAGGGAATTGCCAATGTGAACTCTCAAGTACTAATGTTGCTGGCACAGCCAGCCATTCAGGATAAGATTAACGGTGCGGAAGGCGTAGTCGGGGCATACTCTATTATGCAGGCTCAGATAAGATTAAATATCCGTAACATTGCGGGCTGCATGACGGTGTATGGGGCCACTGAATTATAATGGTCGATACCCTCCCCAAGCGCCTTGCCGCCGCTCAACTGCAATGCGCCAAGTGCATTCACTTCTGCGATGACGACTCGGATATTTATTACTGCGCGCTGCACAATCCCGGTTTCGCCGGGTTGTGCGAGCACTACCAATACCGCCAAAGCTCGTATTCAGCTACCGATGAAGACGATGGGTATCCTGATTGATGAACCGCCGCATTACGATTGATCCGACTTTAGAACAAGACATTAACCGGTTAATGGTCTGTGCCCCGCTGGCGTGTCCGCGTCAATCGGCGTGCTTCCGCGTCGCCCGGTTCGCTCGGGACAAAATCCGCGAAGCGCACATCGAAGCTGCGCGACTCAATGCGGAACTGGACTGCGAGGAATACGCCATAGACCGGCTGTATGCCGAAACGGGCAGTTGGGAAACAGTATGAATTACCGTCCTGAAGATGTTCTCGCCATGGCCCGCACCCTTTGGGGTGAGTGTCGAGGCGAACCGCGTGAAGGCCAGATTGCTGTGGCCTGGACGATTCGCAACCGCGCGGAGAATCCCGGCTGGTGGAGTCGGCAGCGTGGCGATGGCATTCCCGACGATACGATTGAAGCCATATGTCTTGATCCACATCAATTCTCGTGCTGGTGGGACGGTCAGGCCAAACGGGTACGCAGCAGTACCCTCGCGCAACTGGGCACGCTGTACGAGTTGGCCGAGGCGGTGCTGAATGATCAGATTCCTGATCCGACGAACGGGGCTGATCACTACCACACCATTTTGCGCCCGGAAGGGGTCAAGACCTGGCCGCCGTTGTGGGCACAGAAGAAAGTGGGCAAGCGGATTGGCAGCCATTTGTTCTATCGGCTGGGGCGGGGGTAGCCATGCGCCGCTGGGGACCGGTACTCGTCCTGATCGGCAGTCTGGCCGGTTGCGCGCACGCGGATTACGGGCAACTGGCTGATTCCGCCACGACCGCCGTAGCTCTGTCACGCGCTGGTTTTGCGGAAGGCAATCCGCTCTTAACGCACATGGGCTGGCCGGGCATTGCCGCTACGAAACTGGCGATCACGCAAGCGGTGAAGCTTACGCCGGAACCGATCTGCGAACCCGGCCTGATGGGGCTGACCGTATTTGGCTACAACGCCGCCGTGTGGAATGTCGCCGTACTGGCTGGCAGTGGTCCCGCCGCGTTGCCGTTCATGCTCCTGCTGACGAGCTGGGGCTGGGAGTGGTGGTTGGCTGATGCGCAGCGTACCTGCGCCGATCCGTGGAGTTGGCAATGAATTGGGTATTAGCGCGGCTGCGCGAGCCGAGTTCCTGGCGCGGAATCGTCTGGCTGCTGACGGTCTTTGGCTTGGCGCTCAAGCCCAATCAAGCCGAAGCCATTGTGACGGCAGGCATGGCGCTGGCGGGCCTTCTAGGGGTATTCCTGAGCGATGACCGATCTCATTCTGTGGAGCGTGATGCTGTGGGCCGCGTTGGCGATTCTGCTGCATCTGGGGCTGATCGGGTATGCGACGATCTGCCGGAACTCGAATTGGTGGGAAAGCCCCTGGGGGACGTGGGGCGAGCGCCTGCGGCGGATTCTGGCCATCATCATCAGCGGGTTGTTCCTGGCGGCGCTGCTGACGAGCTGCGCGTGCCGCCCGAGCGTTCCCCTGGACCGTATCAGTCCGCAGACCCCAACACCTATCCCCGCTTCGGTTCTGGATTCGGGGATCGGGATTAACTGCACGTGGAGCTATTAACATGAATCGCATCGTTGCAGTACTGCTGAATCGCCTCATGATCTGGCTGGCCAGTGAGGATTTATGGCGGCGGGCGCAAGCGTGGGTAGCACTGTACGAAAACAAGGAACTGCCTCCCGCTGAGAAGCGCGCGCGCGTCCTGGTGATGTTGGGGACGGAACTGAAGACGCTGGGCCGTACCCTCACGACCAGCATCCTCAATCTCGTCATTGAGGCGGCGGTGCAATACGTGCGACGCACCCACCAATGAAGCTACTCCAGCACTTCCGTGAAGGCACCGGTGGGCGGTTGCGCCGCATCCTCCTGGAAGCGCCGTGGAGCAGTTACGATTTATTGTCGGCGCTGATCGTGAGCGGGATTGGGTTGTACCTGTGGCTGAATGCAGAGATGTTTCAGCACATTGGCGGGGTTTATCAGCAAATGGCGGATGTAGCGACGGAGCGCCAATGGGGAATTCTCTTTATGGGGTGTGGCGGGTTTGCGTTAATCATAACGTTGTGGTGTGTTGCTCCCCGGTTTTTGTGGCGGTTGAGTGCACGGATGGCAACGGCGTTTTGTCTGTTGGTGCTGGCCGGAAATAACCTGCTGAACTTCCCGCCGCCGCTGTCTACGGTCACCTATCTCTTACTGGCGCTTTGGTCGGTTTGGGGCATTCTGCGGACGCAAGCGAGTGGCCGATAATGCGTCCAGTTGGTCGGAACTGCTGTCGGCCATTTTCAGTAACCCGGAAAAGGGCGCGCTGTTTCTGGTGTTGATCGCAGGCGCGTGGCGCTGGATTCGAGAACTGTGGCGCGAGGGCAAGGAAGATGAACATCACGAGTCACTGGTGGAAATGCTGATGGAAGAGAATCGCAAGCTGCGCGAAGAACTCAGGGAGAAACGCGAGCATGATGAGTAAGGCGCTATCCACCCTGAGCCTGATTGGCGTAGTGCTGCTGATGGGCTATGAGTATTTGCAGTTTACGCATACCCAGCAGCAGGTGAAATCGTTTGTGGCGGCAGGGCCACGCTTTACCGCCGCCGATGGGCAGGTGTTGTGTGAGCGGGTTAAGGCACTGGAAGCAGCGTCGTATGGCTATCGGGACGCCGGCAAAACGCCGCTGGATTGTCGGTATGGAGCGAGCCACTAATGGTTAACCCGGTCAAAATTGAAGCGTTTAAAGGGATCAACAATCGGATTGATCCAGTGCGGTTGGGCCTCGAATTTCAACTACAAGCCGATAATACTTTATGCGATGATGCTGGTTATTTAGTACGTAGACCAGGAATTGCCTCTTTTAAGTCTTCTGGATATATTGACGTACATGGGACTAGAGACGGGCGCTTGTTAGCCATTGATACTTGGAATAACTTAGTTGAGTTAAACGAAGCAGGTGAATTAGTAACATTACATACCGGGATTACAGGCGCACCGTTTGTTTGGGTTGAATTAGGTTATGCGTTGTTTTTGATGAGCGCGACGGCGCAATGGGCCGTCTACCCCGACTGTAAAATGACGTGGGGCTCGCTCTGCCCGGCGTTACCGACTTACACAGGCGCGGATTTGACCGGAAACGCTAGCGCAACGATGGATATGCTGGGCGACCCGATCAGCTATCCGCCGCCTTATGGAACCGTGCTGGGCACTCGTCGCTCACAAATTGCTGTTGCAGCCTGGGAACCTGACAAAGACCGCAGCGTAGTTTATTTCAGCCGGCCAGAGTATCCGCACGAGTTTAGACTGCTGTCCGATTTCCAGATGTTCGCTGGCCGGATTACGATGCTGGCCGAGGTTTCGCAAGGATTAGTGATTGGGACTGACCGAGCGATCTTTGTTGACCCTATCGACGCGCCGTTACAGCGAATAGCTGATTATGGGGTTTCGCATGGTGGAATGATTTATGATGACAGGAATATGGTTTATTTTTGGTCTGATCGTGGACTGTGCAAAGCTTTGCCGTTCGAGAATTTAACTGACAAAGCACTAGTAGTAACAGGGCGTGAGAATACTACAGCGGCATTATTACCTTATCAAGGATCAACTTACGCAATAGTTAATCAATCTGGTGCAGTAATGTCAAAACAGGTAACACGTGCTTATACGCCTGTGTCGATTTTATCAGGTGGTGGAGTTGCTGAAATTAGTTGGCCACTGCATGTTTTAACAGCAGGAACTACTGAAATGATTTGGCCTGAATGGGTCTTATCTGCTTCTTAATTTAATCACAGTAAATCGGAGTAACGATGGCTTTTAATGTTTCTACGGGTCTTGAAAATCAGTCCTACAACGCAGTTCGTGGTGCTATTGGGGCCACCTATAGTCTGCAAGGCGGATGGATTGGCATTTACGACGGTACGCAACCGGCTAGTGCTGATGCGGCGACGACCGGCACGCTGTTGATGAAGATTACCAATAGCTCCGGTACGTTTGCTTCCGGGGTTTATCAAACGACTGACGACGACAATGTTTGTGCCTCGCAAGCGGTAACGAGCGGGGTCAACATGACCCTGAATGGTGTTGGTGCGGGTACGCTAGGGGTTGGCTATCATGTCTCAATTGCCAGCGTCGGGACCGAAGATTTGCGTACTGCCAACTTCCGTATTACGGGAACTGGTAATAACGACGAGGCGATTGTGGAGTATATCGACGGTGGGAATAACGCCGTGGTGTATACGACCAACTGCTTCAAGACGGTGAGCGAGATTTATCCACGCAAGCCAGCGGCGTTCAGCAGTAACGTGAAAGTGGGTTACGGGATTACCAACGGGTTGTATCTGGCCTTAGCGGCGAGTGGGGCGATTACTAAGCACGCCAGTCAAACGTGGTCTGGGGTGGGTATTGCCGCAGGTACGGCTGGTTACTTCCGGTTCTATGGGGCTGCTTCTGATGCTGGAAGTATTTCAACTACGCTCCCACGGCTAGATGGGCGGATTGCGACGAGTGGTGCGGAACTGAATTTGTCCAATACCAGTATCGCGGTTGGTGCTGTGCAGTCAATTACTTCGTTCAGCATCACCTGATGATTCACCCCAGCGTCTTGTTCTTAGGCGACTCAGCCGCGGCAACGCCCTGGGTCGGCATGGCTAAGAAATTGGCGCGGGAGTGCTACGCCCACAGGATTTCTCACAAGGTCTATCAGGTAGGGACTGCGGTTCAAATTCGGATAGAGAACATCTTTCCTACTCTTGGCGACTTTGGCGGTGTCTGTAAAGCGTGGATTGAGGCAGGCGCGCCGGGTGGTTTTTATTATCAATTCATTACTACAGGCGAAAAAGTATCGACATATACTTCATCAGGGTTTACCATTTTTAAAGGTTCTGCCGTATCTGTTAGGTTTCAAAAAACTCCTAGTCTAATTGGGTTAAAAGTACGTGCAACCGGGTCAACTTTGGAAACGATTCCAACAGATCCGCTGACGCTTCCTATTGAGTCTACTCAGTTAATTTCTAGAGTAAAGAATATAGCACAGTCCCAATTAATTCCAGAGCCAGTTTATTATGGGTTTTCCAGTTCAGTGTATGATACCGAGTACGCTCAACTTGTTTATTCGTGGGCAAGCATGCCCGGAAGAATCTATAACGCAGGGGTTTATATGTTGGCTCCGGCGTTTTCGCCCAGCGATAAATTTTACGATTTAGCTCCATCACTTATTTCTGGTACTGGCGCTGAGTCTCGGATGCCGGATGCAGATTGGCCGCATGATGCGTGTATTGTCACAGTTCAATCTACAGAATTTGGCAATCGGCAGTTTATTGTCATGGTGGATGCTAGTAGTACGTTCTATTGCTGGCCCACAAGTTACGACAATTCTGCAACAGAGTATTTGTATCCAGAGGATTCCCCCTATATCCCGCAGGCTATAAAAACAAATGTTGCGGATGAGCAGGTTATTTCGGTAGTCCCGCCGTTCCCGGCGTGGGTATATGTTCCGACTGACCAGCGCCGGGATACCGATTATCCAATGGCAGTAAATTCAGGAGAGCCGCGTTATGTGTGGCGGTTTCATCCTAACGGGACCAAGGTTGTAGGGATCGTCCTGAAGCGAGAAGAATTTTCTGACGCGGCTATTTGGGGAAGAGTCCCGACCAATCAAACCTATATTCCTTATGAAGAGGTTGATACCGGGTTTGAGTTAGGGATAGATACTACGCTACGTCCAGCGACAGCAGTATTGGATTATCAAGGGCCACTAAAAAGTGATTGGCCTGGATATACGGAGTTTTCTCTTGATATAGTGATAACAGGAAGCAATCGAGAAGATTTTACGTTCGATTTGACCCTAACCAGAAGTCAGGCAGCGTCTGCTACTCGTTACCCTATAGCCGCAGATTATATTTCTCCGATTCGAGATGGATGGACGGCCAGAGGAACCGCCGTATCTCCTGGCGATTTAGTCGTAATGGATGTAAAGTCTTACATCGACGCCAGAGCTCAACTATGGATAGATCGTGAATGCGGGTATAAAGGGCACACATCGGATAAGGTTCGCCAAACATGGTTGACGGTTACTAACGAAGAAACGTCAACTCAGTTGACGGCATTTTTGGCCAAGGATCAACCGACTGATTTTAGGTCAAAGCAGTATTATCTGGATACTGCTGATTTATATGCAATATATGGCGTGCTAAAGTACCTTGATTTGTCTACCCTCTCGTTCGTTCATCAAGTGCGTAGAAAAAAATATGATGTTGACGCTACGGCCTATGCTACGGTCACTGGGCATACCGTTAATGCCGACTACAACGATTTTAAAGTACGACAGCGGTGGTTGCAGGAAGAAGTTGGAGTTAGATACTACGTATACGGGAAAAAAGTACAAGAGTTTACGGAAGGCGCGTCACTTTCAGCATGGGATACTGTAGACGTTACCACATTAGGCGAAGGACTCATTCAGTTTTCGCCACTAACAACGGGAACAAAGTGGCCGTATTCTCGCTCTATCGTTGGAGGTAATGCTGTAGCTGAAAGGCATTGGCTTTTGCAGCATATTGATTATGAGCCGTGTTATGGGCTTTGGGGGAGGTTCCCATATTTTAATTATGTAGACCTTAATGAACCTACAGGAATAGTACAGTCAACTAATATAGGGGATATGCTTCTTCGGTATTGCGCACCGTTGACCGATAATTCTGGCGTAACAAAAGATGCTTATTCTATTCCAGGCACAGTTGGAACTGGGGATGGTACGATAGATGGATCGTATAGCAGTATGGAGACTGATTTTGCCTATACGTTATCTAGTGGTTGCTCTTTAATAGATCATACTTATGTTGCTGATATACTTGTTCCCTGGTTAGCAGAGACGTATCAGGAGTTTTTAGCTCGTTGTACGCTTACCTCCAAAGCTAATTTATATTCTTATGCGCACGGCACTTCAAGTGATACCCCTCCTAGCGTCAGTTGGGTTACTTTCTATGAACACCCAAGCTTTAGAAGCTGGTGGGGTATTTATAGGGTATATGCAGACCAAAATAATTTAACGTTTGCAAATAGTTCTTCTGGTTATTTAGATTGTAATAATTGCGCTGTGTTCCCTACTATTGAGGAAATAGAAGAGTATATTCTAACATTACCTCTTGGCACAAACTTTAGTACGACATCTCCTCATTACAACTTTATCCCGATTCCGTGGATGACTAGAGATTGCAGCTTTATCTGGAGTACAGAAGAATTTTACCGTACCGATTTAGACAATAACTCGTTGAATCACCCGAATCTGCGCGTTTACGATTATCCGATAGGTGCAGAATGGATGATGAGAGAATGGAACCAAGCAATAGAACTAGATGCTAATTTTAGTTTGGCCGTTAGCCCAGAAGGATATTATGCAGGCGCGGCGTGTGTTCCAGCTATTATAAATCAAGTTCCTGATGCGTCGTTATTTGCGACGTATGTTTATGATTCGTCTGCCGCCATTTATTACGATCTTCCAAATGAACCACATTTTAACACTTGGCCATATAACTATGCACACAGTCAAACCGTTAATGTTCCACTTCAACACGTCACAATAGCTGATGGAACATTTTCATATAATAACGCGCCAATCGCAGCAGATTATACGTTCCTCCCTATTGATATTATAAGTCATGCCGATATTACAAAGTCAACAAGTCACGCGATATTATACGAGCGGGTATATGAAAAAGAATTAAGTATACCGAATCCTGTTGTATCCATATCTGTTACTAATTTTGTGTATACGCCAAAACAAACCATTACTTATGAAACAGGAACAAAGGTAAAAAATTTGTTCGACTCGACCCCGACTTTCTACGAGCCGCGCTATAATGGCTCGATGTTTTTCTCGAAATAACTAAGTATCAGCGAGGAATAAATATGCCATTTAAATATGAACCAAGAGTGAAAGAAACCACGACGACAACCGGAACTGGCGACTATACGTTAGCCGGTACTGTCACGGGATACCGCACGTTTGCTGCTATAGGAAATGGAAACTCTACATGCTATTGTTGCACGGATGGTACTAACTGGGAAATTGGTGCCGGCACTTACACTGCGGCGGGAACAACATTGGAGCGTAGTTATATATTGAAATCGTCACACCCAGGCGGTTCCTGGCTTGCGTTTGATTGGGGTGCAGGAAGTAAAGATATATTTTGCATATTTCCGTATACGATGCTAAACTACTTTCAATATGATAGTGGTTGTTGGGACGCAACCACGCCATCTAATACACCAGGGACTTATGCTATCTGTATTGGGGACGGAGGGTATGCTACTGGTGGGTCTGCAACCGCTATTGGATATACCTGTAAAGCAGCGGGGTATGGTGACACTGCTATAGGATATAATCATGCGTTAACAGAGAGCAACTCCTACTACATGTTTGCTTTTGGCAATGGAGCAGGGAATAAGCTTACTAGGATTAACGAGATTTTACTTGCTACCGGGTATCAAGACTCGCATGGCGACACACAAGCGCACCATGTAATATGTAAGGCAAATACGACTAATGCTACGCAAACGTCGTTAGGGAATGCGTCTTACGGTGATAATGGATCGTTGGCCCCTGCGGCTTATGCCAGTGCAGCAATGGTTTACGATATTATGGTAGTCGCTATGCAATATGGTGGTACCAGCGGATCGGTAGGGACTACAAAGGCGTGGTCGTTAAAAGCCCTCGCTTATTATGCCGCAGGAACCCCAACTAGAGTGGGTACTACTGCCTTTTCGGTAATCGAAGCCGATGCAGCAGCATCCGCATGGGCTTGTGCATTAGATTTTACTAACGCCTATCCAATTCGCGTGACCGGAGAAGCTAATAAGTCTATTCGATGGGCCGCGTATGTAAGGTCCGTTGAATTAGCGTATGCTGCTTAATTAGGAGATTATCATGTCTAATGCAACCAATGCTCTTGAAGAATTGATTGGCGGTCATTTGCTAAGAACGGCAACATGGTCGAAACCAGCTACTATCTTTATCGGATTATTTACTGTTATGCCGGGCGAAGATGGGACAGGGGGAACTGAAGTTACTGGTGGAGGTTATGCGCGGATTCAGTGTGGCCCAGGTGACGCATATTGGACCGGGCCTAACGCCGGGGATGGTGTTTATTCTAATACCGATGTAATTACATTTCCAGCACCTTCAGGTAATTGGGGGACAATCTTAGGGTATGGGCTATTCTCCGCAGTATCCGGTGGAACTTTATATATTTCAAAGGCTTTTGCCACCTCGGTGACAGTTAACTCTGGGGCGGGAGCCCCAGGTTTTGCTATCGGTGCAATCACTGTGACATTTGCGTGATACTGCCATGCTAGGCGAATCCCCATTAGGTAGTAGCCCATTAGGTGCGACTGGTGAGGCCGATGAGGCAGCGTCGTTTCCCGCGACTATTGCGACCGTATCTGTTACTGCTAGCGGTATTTTAGCTGCTAAATTCCCAAGTAATCCGGCATCAGTATCGGTTACTGCGAGTGGTTGGTTAGCGACATATTTTATTGATTCGGCGCTCGCTGCTGAATGGCCGCTTTGGACGCTTTCAGCTAGCGGGGAATCCAGCAACGCTACCATCGCACTGACGTGGCCCACTCGTTCCTTAATCGCCTACAGCGGTGGAACTGCTGCGTTGACGTGGCCGGTACGAGTGTTGACCGCTGCTGGAACCGTCGAGTCCATCGGTACAGCAGAGCTAACGTGGCCGGTTAGAGTGCTGTCTGCTGAAGGGGTGACAGGCGGAGTAGGCGTTGCGGAACTGACTTGGCCTGCTCATTCGTTGGCTGCGTATGGGGGTGGTTCGGCAACGCTTAATTGGCCGGTTCGTACCCTGACAGTCGAGGGTACACTGGAAATTATCGGGACTGCGGCACTAACCTGGCCCGCTCAAACGCTAACTGCGACGGGACTGATCGGCGGAGTAGGAACCGTATCATTAACGTGGCCCACGCGAGTATTGACAGCTACTGGTTTAACCGGAGGAGTTGGAACTGCTGCTCTTGTGTGGCCAATCAGGACTCTTACCATAACGTTAGCGGGTAGTGGAATTGTTACCGAGACTACTTATGCGGTAAATCTTTCGACTGGGGCAGTAACTCAATTGTTGATGGGGGCATTTGACAAGCTGGTTACTGCTCACGGTCGACTTTACGGATTACAAAGTGGTGCGCTAGTTCGGTTAGACGGAGACCTGGATGATACAGCGACTATTCCTGTTACAATTCGTTTTGCTCCTCAACAGTTTGGTACTCACGCAGTAAAGAGACTGGATGGGAAGGTTTACTTAAATACCCGTGAAAATGACGGTGTTACGTTAACTGTAGTGGAAGATGAAACAGTTTCTTGGAGTTATCAGACTAATACGGATACTGCACCTGCTATGGGAACTCACCCAATTCGGGTCGGGCGAAACATTACATTTCATAGTTTAGGGTTAATCGTGCAAAATCGTAACGGTGGAAAACTTGATATTGGTGGATTAGAGTTGCCAGTTTATTCACTTTCTAGGAAACCGAAATGAGTGCTGAATCTGCTGTTGCTAGTTTGTTGAGTAAACTGCAAACGCTATCCGCCTCCTATCGCAGCGAGGCGCGGGCATTGGTCCAGTCGGCGGATGACCGGCTGGCAGACCTAGAAACGCCAAAGATGTCCGGTGTTACGTTCGACGTAACCCGCCCGGATCCAGATTTAACGCGCGTACCTCGTCCGCCGACCGTGCAGGGTATCGGTGAGTTAGAGTTACCGGTCATAACGGCGCTTCAAAATGTTTCTCAAATTACGGATCAATTTACCGACGGGGTACCTACTCTATCTAGATTGCCAACGTTCGAGTATGGGAACTTGTCGGATGCACCAGAGTTTACCACCAATGCCCCCTCGTTAAGCTCAATGCCAGTTGAGCCAAATGTTCCAGCAGATGCAATGCCGGAGGAATGGCCTGAATTGACCGAACCTACTGCGGTCGTAGTTCTAGACCCAGTAAATGTAACCGTTCCTAATGTTCCAGTCCCTACCACTATTCCTGAATTTACTGAAAGCATCTTTAATCGCTATGCTGAAAATATGGCTACAGCCGGTGCTGACGTAGAAGAATGGCTCACGTACCTAAATGGATTGCGCACCCAGTTGCTTCCCGCCGAAACCCTGTTGGCTGAACAATTACGCACAGCACTATCCCGCGCGGGATTCTGGCCGGACGGCTGGGAGCAACGTACCTATGAGCAGGCACAGCAGACTGTCATGGCCGAACGCTATGCTGCGCTGGAAGGGATGGATGCCCAGGCGAGCAGTCAAACCGGCTTACCATCTGGCGTTACGGTTGCCGCCCGGCTACGCACGGAATTGAAAACACTGACCGCGCTGGCGGAAGCTGCGGGAAAAACCGCTGATGTGCGCCACGAGCAAGAGGCCAAACATATCCAATGGGCAATGGAGTTGGCGCTGAAATTGGCGGATGCTGCGTTGAATATCAAGGCCCAGGGCGCAAGTTGGACCATGAAAATGCTGCTGTTGGCGCTGGACGGAGCTGAGGCCACGCTGGATATTGCCGTCAAAGCGCTAGATTTCAAGCGTAAGGAACTGGAACTTGTAACCCGTTACAATAAGACACAGATCAAGCGGTTCGAGGTCCAGAAGCAGGCCGAGTTGACGAAAGTTGAAGCGTTCCGGCTAGAAGTTGCTAACAACAAGCTGATTCAGAAGTACGACGAAAATCAGATTGCCGTCTATGAAGCGGCGATTGCGTTTCTAGATAGCCGAATCAAGATTTACAGCGCGCGAATCGACTATCTGAATCTGGACGTGACGTATCGCAAGCTGGCGCTGGAAGTCTACGAATCCGAAGTAGCTGCGTATCAGGCAAACGCTAAGGCTCGGCTGGCCGATCATACAGCGGTCAAAGCGACCATCGCTGGCGATACGGCGCTGGCCGAAGCGGAATGGGCTAAGGTGAAGTTGTTTGAGGCAAAACTGGCCGGCGAACTTGTCAATGCCAAAGCCAAGTCTGCGACCGCTGCTGCACAGGCCGCACAAGCCAAGAGCGTGCTAAACGAGTACACGACCACACTTGACGCTCAATTACAGTATTTACGGCTGATTGAGGGCAACGTCAAGACGGCAATGACGGCGATTGTGAAGGGGTTCGCGGCTGAGACCGCTGAGCAGGAATTAACAGTCTCTGATCAGGAAGTGGAGGATCAGGAGGCGTTAAGTGATGCGCTTGATGAACTTCGTGTCGAACAAATCGAATTGACCACTCAGTTACGTGCTCATCAGGTGACGCTTGGGCAACTGGCCGCGCAAAGCAAGGTGATTAACGGTGGGGCGTCTACCTTGGGTGGAATCGCTTCGGCCGCGTTCCAGGGGTTGAACAGTGTTGCAGTTACTGAATTAGTCGAGGAAGCATAATGAGTGCTGATACTGAAGTCGCTACTTTATTAAGTTACGCAACATTGAGTGCTAGCTCGCTTGCCTCACAGTCTGATGCTTTAGTGAACTCAGCAGTGGCTGCGCTGGATAAAACCGTCGAGATACCAACGTGGAATCCGAGTGTCGATTACGGCAAGTCTGGCGTACCCAGCTTCGAGATTCCTGTTGATCCTCCGACTGCCTTTCCGGCTTGGCCGATCTTGGCATTTGCCACTGCGCCGACCACGCAAGAAATTGATACGGTATCGGATGAAATCGAAGTCGAGTTCCCTGATTTATCGCTACCAAGTTTTTCTGGGTATCGCAACATCGGGGAACTGGCTGCATTCACGAAATCATCTCCGGTCATTAGCACCACGGTTGACGTGCCAGAAGCGCCGGACACGGAAGTTCCCTACGAAATGAGGTTGCTGGACGCAGCAGAGATCAACGACCCCGCTGCGATAATATTGACTGATCCGACGCTGTTGCCGGTTACGACTATGGTGAACGCCAGCGACTACACGACCCTATATGATGACGCGCTGGCACAGTTTCGTGGGGTGATTGAGGGTTCGATGAACGCTGCGCTGGCATCGTCCTCTTCCTGGTGTAATGCGGTACTGGACGGCATGTTGAACGCGGCGTTGACCGCGTTGCTGACCCGGCTGACGACGCCGACCATGACGGTCTTGGCCAGTCAGGCGCACGCGGATTTAGTGGCCCGGCTGAACGAACGGCTGGAAGCTGAACGGGCGCGGGTCGATGCTCTGGTATCGGAAGATCGCTCCGGGTGGGACTTGCCTGCTGCGGTTCGGCAAGCTATGGCCGCCACGCTGGATCAGATTCGCCGGACCCGTGCCCAGATCATACAAGCAGGGTTTTACACCAAAACCATCGAACTCGCTCTGGCTGAATTTGAGGTGTTCGGTTCTGCGCTGGCGGGGTTATCCAGCGGCATCGCGTCGCTCTACGAGAAAGCTATCGGCTTGTTGTTGGAAGCCCATGCGCAATCCTTGGCCGCCGCTAAACAAACGGTCGCCTCGTTGCTGAAATTCCACGATCTGTACTACGTCCAAATCCAGCAACTAAATACCGAAATTGCGGAAGCGAAGCTGCTGGTAGTGGAGCAACAACTGACGGTGGCTCTGGTAGCGTTCGAGATCGCCAAGGTGAATCTGGAAGTCGAATCCGCCAAGTTGGAACGCGACGACATCGCCATCGCCGTTTTGAGGGCCGAAGCGCGCAAGGCGGAATTGGATGCCAGTTTATACGCGACCCAAGTCACGGCGATTCGGGCTGAACTGGAAGCTATTAAACTACCAAGTGATCTGTTTAAGGCTCAAGTACAAGCGTTTGATGCGCGCATTGGTGCTCATCAAGCACAGGTTGAATGCCGGGCGGCGGAAATTGAAGGGGACACCGCCAAGCTGCAAGGGAAACTGCTTGCGGTCAAGGAATTTGAAGCACGGGCAGAAGCCTTCGAGAAAACGATTGCGGCCAAGTCGCAAATTAGTCAGGCGCAAGCCAGTCGTAACGATGCGGTAATTGCCGAGTTCGAGGCGCGGGTGAAGGGTGTTATTGCCCCGCTTACCCAAACCGCCATGACCGATCAGTACGAACTTCAGAAGTACGAAGTACTGGCAGATGACGTACTTAGTGATGCGCGGATAGCAGAGAAGAACGCAAGAGCACGGTTGCAGTTTGCGATCCATAAGCAGGATGCTATTCGTGAATCATTTAAATTCTCACAAGAACGTGCATTAGAACTCATGAAAACCGAATTGGACCGCACGGAAGCTATCGCTACAGTTAATGAGTCCGGTGCTAGCATTATGGCTAATATGGCGCTTAGTGCAATGAGCGTCGCTAATGGCATTGCACATACTATCATTACTGAATCAGCATAAAGGAAATACAATGGCAATCGGTACACTTATTGAACTTGGCGTGAAAGCTAAAAATGCGTATAATGGTGCAAAACGTGATCCAGAAATTCCAGTACCAGGCCGGGTAAAAACAGAGATGCCCATTAAAGCAGTGCCGCCGACGAATAAAGAAAAGGCTAATCAAGCTGCGGATATGCTTAAGATTCCGGGCCGGGATATTATTCGTGGTGCAGCGGCTAAGCGTAAACAGATACTTGATGACCTTTAAAATAATTGGAGATTAAAATGGCAACGTGGGAAGAAAGAATTAGAAGTACTCTTGGCGGTCTTAAACTTGACCCAAAAGCTAATGCCTTGCCTGGTGAGGGTGCTATTCCTTATGCAGGCAGGCGAATTAAAGAAGCTGCTATTGATACTTTTAAACCTTTACAGGAAGATGTAGTTGCTCCTTTAAATAAATTTTTGTTTGGGACTGCTCCTGTAGAGTCAAAAGATAATTCTATTATTCCATCTCCTGCAGAAGAAACTGCACGCAGGCAAAAAATGCCAATGGCTAATATGGCTAATACAGTAATCCGTCCCGAAGGCACTGCCACTATTCAGCCTGGAACAGGAGTAGCAATGCCTGAAAGTGGAAACTTTAAAGAACTAATTGGGCAGTCCCCACAAACAAAGGCTAAAGAATATATAGCCGGAGCTATTGATAGGAGTTCTACAGAGAATCCTTATGGGACTGATGTAACCAGTTTGCCGGCAGGAAGGATATGGGTTGGGGCACGTACCGACGCTGAAGCTGCCCGTAACATTCAAGACCGAGCTTCTCAAGATCAAGCTACTCAAGCAGAAGTTGCACGGCTAAATCGAGCTACAGATGCCATGCGAAGCTTGCGCGAGGCACAATCTCCAAAGTTTAGTTTTGGTGCGAGTTCTATTGGCGGCGGACCAGACGCACTGGATGTAGCTAGTGGACGAGTTATTAACCGGGATACGCCTGCCAGCGTAGTTGCGAGTCGAATGCAAGATGCTGTACAAGATGCTCGTAGATTTGGTGGATTTGGCGGAGGTAAAACGGGCAGGTTAATCGCTGAGGTAATAGGTAAAAGCTATCTTGCTGATAAAGCACTGCAGCAAAGTGAATTGGAAACAGGAGTTAAAAATAATCAAATAAATGCGGCGAATGCTGCAGATATGAATAGATTTCTTGTCGATCAGCAAAAGTTTGCACAGCAGCGAAACATGGATAAAGCACGTCTTAATATGGAAGCAGGTGCTCTGCAGAATAAACAGGAAAGTACGGCTTTAGCCCGACAAAAATACGCTGATACCCAGCAAAAAGAATTTATGAACAATTATATAGCTCCTGAAGGTGCGCCAGGCGATGAATTAAAATCTGGTATTTTAGCTATGTCAAAGGCAACTGGACTGTCTCCTGATATTATGAATACATATTTGCAGCGGGTTGCTACGGCAAACAATGTTGACTGGAAAAATGCACCACCCAAAGACCTCAAACAACTTTATGAAAAAGCAGTAGCTTTAGCCGCTGCCGAAAACAAGTAAGGAAATATATTATGACTCCGCATGAACAATTACGTGCTTTAGTAGACAAGGCAAATAAGCAGCAAAAGTGGCCGACTGGTGGCGACGGGCGAATGATGGCGGAGGTCATTAACACGTCAGCCATAGCTAAAGGACAGGCAATAGACAGGACTAAAAAAGGCATTGTTCCTAAAACTTTACCGTTAAGAGAATTGCA